CAAGTCCCTCAAGACATTGATCGTATCGGCTTCACAAAGGCACTTTCAAATTCAGTAGATTCAGACTGGGGTACTATTGTTTCTGGAATTGGAGCAGGTCAAGACGTTGACCAGACAGGCGGTAACTTAGTTATTACAACTGGCACAACAGCAAGAAGTGAAACGATTATCCGCTCAGCAGAATCATGGATAGGTGGTCTTAGATTAAGAGCTAGGTCAACGCTGTCAAGTAGGATTATCAATACTAACTTCTTTGTTGAATTGGTTGATGTGATTGGTGACGGGCTTGCTTATACGATAAGCTCTGCCACTGTGATAGTAGTCACCTTTCCAAGCGGTCACGGGTTCACTGCTGAAAACGTAGGTCAATCAATGTATCTTGGTTTGTTTAGTGGGACAGGTACTTTCCTATCTGGTCGCTATCCAATAGCCTCGGTAAGTGGTGACAATATTACATTTACAGTTTCAGGGTTTGCCGCAGGTACAGGTACTTGTTCAGCTTTCGGTTGGAACTACTACCAGTTGCACTACACAGGTACGACAGCAACAAGCGCAAACTTTGACACTCAAAGAAATGGCTACGCAACTGGTGCGACTGCTGCGACAATAAATACAACCGCTTCACCGGGTCACTTAGCTATCATAACTGGAAATGATTTACTTGCAACATTTTCTGATCAGTTGGTCGCAACGGCTACTGGAGCAAGCGTTACATACCGAGCAGATCGGAAAGAAAACATTCCAGATGATAAAAATCTAAGGCTGCAAATCAGGATCGCGAACGGATCGACAGCCCCGGCAAGTTCAATAACATGGACGATAGGTTTTATAGGAGTTGCTAGTTATGCCAATACAGACGTAAGTATTCAGGACGTAAGGCCAATGAATCCCGGCAGTCCTTTAGCTGTCGAGATTATGAGGCCAGTTACTTTACCTGTTTCTTTTACACAGCCAGCACTTGTTGCTGGAACCGCAGCTATTGGTGACGTAGGTATTCAATATCGTGCATCTGCAACTGGAGCAGGTACACCAACGGTTTTAAATTCTCCAGCGACCCCAGCGGTTCAAACTGTGAAAGGCTCATCAGGTAGATTGATAGGTTTTTTACTGGTTAATTCAAATGCTGCAACTCGATACTTAAAAGTTTTTAACGTTGTAACCCCGACCTTGGGGACTACACCTGCAACTCTTGACATTCCAATACCATTGAGCAGTAACCCTGTGTTTATCTCTTTTGAAGGAGGTATTGCTTTTGGAACAGCTATCACCGTAGCAATAACTGGAGGTAGGGGTACGACTGATAACACCGCAATTACTTTGAACGATGTAACCGGATTCACTATACACAACTAACACAACTAAAAAAAAATAAAACTATGGCAACTTTCACAATTGTATCCGAGGGAACACCAATCATTCCCTACAACCTAAATGTAGTAATCAATGTAAACCACAGTGCTAGTGAAAACAGCCAGTGGGTAACCGCTACTCCTTATCCAAGTCAGGCGTTTTCAGATGCTGTTGATACACATACATCAAACTGGGAAAATGCTATTAAGACAAATTCAGATTTCACAACTCAGGACACTAACAGAAACGGAACGTGGCAAGTTGAGGTTGTCGGACCGTTTCCAGAAGACGAGTCAAGAATACTGTATAATCTAGTTACATCATGCACGGTTGAAAACGCTGTTGCAGAAGTTTCAACATCAACTCAAAGCGATAAAACAGGGGCGGAGCTTACAGCAGACCTCCAGTTAGCGGCAGACGCTAAGGAGGTAGAATTTTTTGGAAACAGACCTGCATGGAGTCCAATACCTTCTATAAACATAAACTAAAATGGAGCATCTACTAATTTTCATCATTCAGATTCTAGGGATCGGATTTAATGTATGGGGCAAAGTCAAAGAGTTAGACAAGCTCTATGCAGACGATACCCTTGAGGACGTGTTCAAACTGTTCTGGAAAACAGACAGGATAACGGTATTCATTTCACTTTGGATCATGGCGGCTTATGGCCTGTTTTACTTTGTGACTTTAAACTATGCGCCTCCGAGTATAATCAGTTTTGAATACTTAGACCTGTCATTCTTTGGTGGGGCTTTGGTGATCGGTTACGGAGGTCAGGCAATAGTTTACAAGGCACTAGGTAAAGCGGTTGATATTGCGAACAAGAAAATAGACGATCAAAAATAAATTAAAACTATATGGCAAAGAAAAAGACAGAAGAAGAGTATTACAACGGTGTAACATTCATCAATTTCCAGAGCGGTTCATCTGACGAACCAAGCGACAAACTTTTAAAGTTAATAGCTTTGTTCACTAAGGAAATGCACAAAGAAAAAATAAGAGTCTACACAAACCTGCAAATCGGAAAGCCCGGTGGCGGTGGATGCCCTCCCGGTGGATGCAAATAATGAAAGAACGCAAAACCATAGCGATACTTTCACTAATTGTACTGGCTCAAATGGTATTTTTAAAGATACCTTTTGATGAGAATGTTTACGATTTGTTCCCGCTATCAGGTGCCAAGTGTACAGTCCAGGAATACTTTTATTACCTATTTGAACACCTTATTATTTTATGCCTTGTTTTCATGCTTAGTAGGGAGCTAGTTTCAAAAGAAGTGAATATATTTTTATTGCTATTTCTTTTTGACCTTATAGACTTTTTGCTTACCTATAACGGTACATGGTTTCGAGTGTTTGGTTTTGGAGTAAGTTATAACGTAGTACAGGCGTTTATTGCAGCGTTTGTTTTAGGGAAAGCAATTCTTGAATCAAATGAATGAATTTGAATTGTGTCTTACTATACTGTTATCTGTTTTTGCTTTGTCTGTCATTACTCACTACACCATTAAGCAAAAAAGAAAAATTGAAAAATTGATAAAATGGAAAAAGAAATATACGCGGTTTTAATTGCTTCTGGGCTTGCATGGGTAGGGTGGATCAGTATAATGACTATTCAGAATAACTCCAAGATAAATGGGCTAATGTCTATAAAAGATAGCGTTACCGATTTGAAAGATGACATTAAGGGCGTAAGTCAAAGGCTTGATATTTTTATAAAAAACGAACTTGACGCTATTAAAGAAATTGCAAACAAATGATTTGGCTAATTACCTTCTGGGTGCTTGCCTTGTTTTTAGCTTTAAAATGGTTTTACAATCAATTTTTTGAAGAATGAAAGTAGATCAGGCAGGTATTGATTTTCTACACGAGCGAGAAGGTTACCGATCTAAACCTTACTTGGACACGGTAGGCATCCCGACTATCGGATATGGTAACACTTATTACCCGAACGGCAAAAAGGTAACGATGCAAGATAAATGGTTGACAAAAGAAACGGCAAATGAGTTGTTTCAAATCACATTGAAATACTTTGAAGATCAGGTAAACGAGTTGGTAAAAAGCCAACTTACGCAAAATCAATTCAATGCTTTGGTATCGTTCACTTATAACGTAGGCGTTGGCAACCTTCAACGGTCAACTGTTTTAAAAAGGATTAACGCTAACCCAAACGATCCGACAATTAAAGAGGCTTTCTTGAGGTTCAACAAGCCACCTGAAATAATCGGCAGACGCGAGAAAGAAGTTAAACTTTATTTTTCATGATGACATTAATCTGGCGTTACTTTATTTTGGCTTTCATTCTATTTGGATGTAGCCCTAATTACTATTTAAAGAGAGCCGAACGGGCTACAAGGAAAGCCATAGAGCTAGGCGCAAAAGTAAAAGTTGACACCGTTTACCAAGACGTTCAGCTATTTCTACCAGAAACAAAACATGATACTATTGTCAGATATAATACATTGAAGGATACCATCAGGATCGAAACTGAAAAGGTAAAATGGAAAGTCAAAGTAAACGAGGTTGAGAAAACAGTTTACTTGGATGGAACTATTAAAAGGGACACGGTTAAAGTTAACGTTCCAGTTCAAATCATTCGAAATATTTCATCAGGAATAACATTTGGCAGTGTTGTAATGTCGTCTATTATTAGCGCGGTTATTGGTGGATTTTTACTATTCTTTCTTTACCTTAAATTTAAAAAACAGTCCAAATAGCCGTTTCTAATCATTTCGTTGACGTCACCAAAACGATCAAATAGCCGTTTTTAATCGGATAAGTTGCGGGTATCAGGTTGTTATCAACAACTGGCCTCCGCAATAAAGCAAGCGGCACGGAGGCTGATCGCTTGCTTTGCCGACCCGCACGGCCAGCAGTTGATAACAACGTATTGGCGTAATTGTGGCCAGCAAGCGCGGCACTTGCATAAGTCGCGCAATCCAGCGCACGTCCAAAACTTATGCAAGAGCCACGAGTATTTCACCGGTTACACTAATGAGAGTTGAGCCTTGCTGACAACGGCTGACTTCAAATTTGATTTAGCCAAGTTATAATAACTTTCCTTCAATTCAAATCCGATTCCTTTTCTTCCCATTTTTACAGCCTGATAAACTTCTGATCCGATGCCCATAAATGGAGTGAAAACCGTGTCACCTTTATTTGAATACAAGTGAATAAGTCTTTCAATCGTATCTAGCTGAAGCGGGCAAATATGCTTTTCGTCATTTTCTTCGCGTCCATTTCTAAAACCTTGCAGCGTATTTCCGTAATCAATATCCATCCAAACTGGAGAAGCATATTTTTGCCATAGGTCAACCGGAATACCTGTATTAGTTACAGGATCTGTTCTTTCTCCATCCTTTCTAAAAATCATTACATAATCAGGAATACCAACACGGCTCATAGTGCTGTCTTTTTTTACTTGCTTATGAAGTAAGCCAAGAGCCTTAGTTCTTTGCATTTCAATTACAGGGTCTTTCCAAATTGTGACCCTCGAAGCATAAATAAATCCAGCATCTTCAAAGGCTTTTAAAAGCAATCCGCTAAAATCACGTAAACCAATAAATCCATGCTTTCCTTTTTGAATAGGTAAATCCATGCAGTGAACGCAAACATTTCTGCCTTGCTTCATTACTCGATGAAGTTCTTTGATTAAGAAACTAAACTGATGCAAAAACTCATTGTAATCTTTTGAATTACCCATGTCCTCTAAATGGCTGGAGTAAGTGTAAAGTTCAGCAAATGGTGGAGAGAAAACAGAAAGCCCAATACTTTCATTTTCCAGTTCGCTAATTAATTGAACGCAATCCCCGCGCTTTATTTTATACCATTCGTTTTTTTCTTCAGTAATATCGAAGTCGGCAGTATTCATAAGTTTGCCGTTCAAATTTGCGTTTACCGCTTTACCCATTTCGTCTTGCATAACTTCAAATTGTTTTTGTTTATTATTGATAGCTTGGTTTACATTGCTCATCGTGTCTGTTGTAATTAGGTAGATGTTTACTTCATTCTTTTGGCCAAATCTGTAGCTCCTTCTAATGGCTTGATACAATCCCTCAAATGAAAAATCAAGCGAAGCAAATATTTGGTTTCGGCAATTCTGATAGTTCATGCCAAATGATGCAATCTTTGTTTTGGTTATCAGTATTTGAAACTCATCATTTGCAAAGCCTAAAAGCGTTTTTTCTTTCCATTCATTTGAATCACTGCCTTTTACTTCTTTTGCTTCTGGCAGTAACTTTTTAAGCATTTCACCCTCTTCATTTTGTTTTATCCAAACGATAAAGTTTTCGTCTGGCTTTGATTTTATAATTCTTACAACTTCATCCAATCTTTGAGTTTTAGTAAGCCTTAATTCTGAATTGAAGTTAGTCGCTGAAATGATGGCATCATTAAACAAGCTGCCATTATCTCGTTTTGGTGTCTTTATTTGTTTCTCAATTAAGTTCAATGATGGCAGGTTAAATCCTGGCATTTCAAAACCAATATCATGCGGCTTATTTAGCATAATAGCCCAACTTCCAATAAACTGATAAAATAGTTTAGTGGCGTGTCCTTTCAATCTCCATTTTGCCGTCTCACCGCCATCATGCACAAAGTACATTGCAAGCATTTCATTGCGGCTCATTACGTCCAAAAATTCAGAATGGTTTCCTAACTCCATTGGGTCGTTAGGGCTTGGAGTAGCGGTGCATGCAAGTTTATAAGGTGTCTTTGCAAAAAGGTCAAGTATTAGTTTCTTAGTTGCTCCTTCAAAGTTTTTGAGGATTGAGCTTTCATCTAAAACTACACCGCTAAAAATTGATGTATCAATATTTTCTAATTGCTCGTAGTTTGAAATTTGAATCGGTGAATTACTGCCATCATATCGGCAAACATCAATATAAAATTTAGCGCCCTCATTTACGGTTTGCCCGGCCACAGCCAAAGGCGCAAGAATCAAAACGGGTCTATTTGTATATTGATTTACTTTGTTAGCCCATTCTAATTGCATCAATGTTTTACCCAAACCACAATCAGCAAAGATGGCATACTTGCCAGCCTTGAGTGCGCGTTTAACAATGAACTTTTGAAAGTCAAACATAAGTTTATTTAACTCTTTTTCATTTACATCAAAGCCTGAAAAGATATGGGCTTTTTGTTTTTGCTCAAGGAATGACAAATAGGATCGATCCATAAAAAAAGTATGCACCCAATTACAAAGGCTGTCCGACCGTGGAGATAACCACGAGAGGCAATGTAAAGGGGTGCAATGTTTTAAATTTTTTCATATCGGACAGCGAGACAAAGGTATAAATAAGTTTCAGATTAGCAAATTAGGTTCCAACGCTCAAAGAGCAAAACAGGCCGCGCTTGCCTCCCACGTCCTAAGCCTGTAATGCACTTTGGCTCAAAAAGTTCATCAAGGCCACAACTACGCCAATACCCGTCCGTTATGCCTCATTGCTTGCCCTTCAAAGTGGGGCTTCCTGGGGCGCACAAATCCGCGCTGCTCGACTTCCACGCTCACGCCCCACCTCCAGCC